CAGCAGGCTGGTCACATCTCAATCTTGATGCTGCAAAGGTTGGACCTGCACTGCGCCAGTTGGCGAAGCACGATGAGGAACTCGCCAAGGCGGTTGAGGAAATTCTCGTGTCGGTCAACGCTCAGGCAGAGTCCGCTAACATCTTTGCGGAAATCGGTAAGTCTGCCGACTATGGCAGCAATGGTTCCGCAATCGACCGCATGACCGCTATGGCGAAGCGTGCAGTCAACGATGGAGTTGCGCCATCTTTCGAGCAGGCGCTCTCTGACATTGCCACTAAAAATCCAGACCTGTACACCCAGTACATGTCAGAAAAGCGATAGGAGCGTTTCATGGCTTATGAAATCTCTGGCTATTCCGTAAAGGTCACGCTCGTTGCCGCTGCTGACCTGTCGGGTGCCCAATACAAGTTCGTCAAACTCAATTCGAGCGGTCAGGCTGCTGCAATCGCCGCCGACACCGACCGTCCAATCGGCATTCTTCAGAATGCCCCAACTGCTGGTCAGGAAGCAGAAGTGCTCGTCACTGGAGGTTCCAAGTTGGTCCTCGGCGGCACGCTGACCCCTGCATCAGTTCTCGGTACCTCAGCAAGCGGCACTGGTGCTGCTCGCACCGTTGGTACCGACACCACCAAGTACGTTCTCGGTCAGGTCCTTCTGGGCGGCGCTTCGGGCGAAATTGGTACTGTCGTTATTAACTGCTCTAGCGCTGGTCGCGCAGCATAGGAAGGGTGAGTTAAAACATGCCACAGCCATCAATTAACTCCGTACATATTGATGCGATTCTGACCAACATCAGCGTTGCATACATGCAGAAGCAGGAAAACTTTATCGCCGATAAGGTGTTCCCAATTCTCCCAGTGGACAAGAAGTCAAACAAGTACTTCGTGTACCGCAAGAATGACTGGTTCCGCGATGAGGCTCAGCGCCGCGCAGATGCTACCGAGTCGGCTGGTTCAGGTTACAACCTCGACACCGATTCGTACTCATGCGATGTGTGGGCATTCCACAAGGATGTTGGCGACCAGACCGTCGCTAACGCTGACGCTCCATTGTCACCACTCCGTGAAGCCGCAGAGTTCGTTACCCACCGTTTGATGCTTCGCCGCGAACTTCAGTTCGTCAGCGATTACTTCACCACGGGTGTTTGGGGCAAGGACTACTCTGGTGTCGCCTCCTCACCATCAGCAGGTACCTCGTTCTACCAGTGGTCTGATTACACCAACTCAGACCCACTGGAAGATATTGAAGCGGCAAAGGAACAAATCCTTTCCACCACTGGTCATGAAGGCAACACCCTTGTTCTCGGCTACCAGACGTTCCGCAAGTTGAAGAACCATCCTGACCTTGTTGACCGTATCAAGTACACGACCCGCGATGTCATCACCGAACAGGTCATGGCTTCACTCTTCGGTGTCGAGCGCGTGCTTGTTGCTAAGGCTGTCAAGGCAACCAACAACGAAGGTGCAACTGCTGCATACGACTTTGCTTACGGCAAGGCTGCTGCTCTGTACCACGTTGCTCCACAGGCTGGTCTCTTGACCCCATCTGCTGGTTACACCTTTGCGTGGACTGGCGTTTCAGGTGGCTTGGCTCAGACCATTGGTACCTCGAACTTCCGCATGGAAAGCCTGAAGGCTGACCGTGTTGAAGCCGAAATGGCATTCGACAACAAGGTTGTCGGTGCTGACCTCGGTGTGTTCTTCGCTACTGCCGTCGCCTAGTCGTTCGACTCGGTAATACCCGTGAAGGGGCGGTTCCAACACGGAATCGCCCCTTTACCTTTGAGGAGTTAATATGGCTTTCACATACAGCGGAGACCCTTCATCATCAACTCGTGATGCTGTGCGTTTTCTGATGCAAGACACTGATGGCACTGACCACTTTTTGCATGATGCTGAAATTGATTACATCTTGTCTGAAGTTGGCGGCTCTGTTTATCAGGCGGCTCACGATGCTTGCTATGTAGTTGCTTCTCGTTTTGCTCGACAAGCCGACACGAGCAAATCTGTTGGTGATATGTCGTTGTCAACAACATTCTCGAATCGTGCATCTGAGTATCGCAGTTTGGCTGAGCGGTTTCTTGAGTTGGCTAATCGTCGCGAACCACCCATTCCTCGTTATGCTCAGGCTGCAATGGTTTCCACCATGAATCGTGATGTTGATACTCCAACCACTGATTTTGAGATTGGACAGTTCGACAATCTTGCAAGCCGTTACGGTCACAATCCTTATCAGCACGGGTGACAGTGATGGATGTCATTTGGGATGACCTTGCCGAGTTGATGAATGATGTGTGCACTTTCTATGCAAAGTCCACGCAAGACAAATATGGCAAGTTGACCTATGCCAGTGCTCGCACAGTTCGAGGTCGATTGATTTATGACACGTCGATGATGCGTGAAACTGACCAGCGCAAAGTGAATCCGTCTGGGAAATTCATCACTGTTGGCGTGCCAACTACTGCAATCACGTCACTCGACAAGATGGCATTGCCTGATGGCACCGTGGTCACTATTACGATGGCTAGCATCGTGAATGATGAAAATGGTGAACATCATCAGGTAGTGCAGTTCGGATAGGTCATGCCAAATAGTGTTACGTTGTCAGGTGATGGTGAGTTCATGCGCTTTCTTAAGCAGTCACCCGAGCGTTCTGCGCAAATGATGGCGACCGCTGTTTATGAAGAAGCAACGGAGGCTTTTGGGCAGAGCCAAGATTTGGTGCCAGTTCGCTATGGCATTCTGCGTGCAAGTGGATTTGTCACGGCTCCAAAAGTTATCAATCATACTTCGGAGACGACAATCGCATATGGTGGTGCGGCTGCTCCATACGCCGCTTACGTTCATGAAATCACAACGCACCATCATGATGCGCCGACTCGCGCCAAGTTCCTTTCGTATCCACTTGAGATGCGATTCCCCGTTTTGGGTAAACGAATCGCGGCTCGGTTGGAGAACATGTACCAGCAAATGTTAGGCAGATGATGACCATTCTTGAAGCCGTCGGCGATTATCTTGTGACCAATGGACAGGGAACTCTTGGAACCAATTTGTTTCTAGGGGTTTTGCCTGAGTCCCCTGATGAGTGTGTTGCCGTCATTGAATCTGAGGGTGCAAGCCCTGAATACACCATGGGTGTCGGTGGCATTGTTATCGACTCGCCGAACATCCAAATCCTTGTAAGGGCGGGTCGGGATGATTACCCTACTGCTCGTGATAAAGCCAACACGATTCGGCTCCTGCTTGCAGCCGTAACAAATCAGACCATCTCAACTATCAATGTGATGCGCATCGAGTCCATTGGCTCTGTCGGGCTAGTGGGTCTTGATGAGAAAAGCCGTCCCCTAATCTCTGCGAACTTCCGATGTATGGTGAGGATGTAACGGAGCGAGGGACGGACTCGAAGGACGGGATTGGAGACCCTTATGGAAGAAGTAGCAAAGCCGATGAGCAAGTCCGATGCTGGAAATGCGACAGGCTTCTTTTCGAGTTCGCCACACGACCTTGGCGAATCCGATGCCCAAGATGCAAAGCCACAAACAAAGGATGACCTGCTCGGCGCTTTGGACGCACTAGAGAAACACCGTCATAACATTGCGGTGACTTGCCATGTGGCTAATGTGTTGGAGCAGTTGAGCGCCGCTGAGGCAGCAAAGTTGGAACAGGTTTTGGCTACGCCTGAGATTCGTGGAACGTGGATTGTTGAGACGTTAGGCAAGCACGGTTTCAAGGTGAGCGCCTCGTCAGTTCAGCGGCATCGTCGCCGCTACAAAGGTGGAGGGTGTGTTTGCCCATGAGTTTCAGTGATGACCTTGAATCGTTGTTGCAGCCCGTAGAGAATCCGATTGAGCCGCCCGCTCAGCGAGTTCGTTCTGCCGATTGGCAGGCTGGTGTGCAGTGGCGTGGCGAAGAAGGCACGATTACGACGGGTCTGATGGACGGCGAAGTTGCTCCTGACTGGTCGGCTGTGCTTCGCATTTGGGGTTTGGACCCTGAAGCGTTCGATGTGGTTGAGCCTATCTTGTTCAATGTCTGGGGCGACCCTGATGGTGTGATGAATCGTCAGTGGAAGGGCAAGGTTGTTCGCAAGTTTGCCCACTCGGATAGGGCTGATTTGGAAGTGCTTATCCGAGACGCTCGCAAGATGCGCCGTTCGGCTCCACCAGTTGTGGTGGACTCGGGTGCTTGGTTGACGGTTGTGGTGGCTGATTGGCAGACGGGCAAGAAGGATGGGGATGGCTTAGAGGGTCTTGTGGATAGATGGCTTTCCGCGATTGGGGCTGTGGAAAAGCGGTGGAAAGAGTTGAGGAAAATTGGCAGACCGCTAGAGGGCATTCTTGTCTTATGTGTTGGCGACCTTGTGGAAGGCTGTGACGGGCACTATGCCATGCAAACTTTCTCGGTTGAACTAGACCGTCGTGACCAGAAGAAGGTGGCTCGTAGGCTGCTTAAAGAGGCTCTGGTGGCTTGGTCCAAGTTTGCTCCTGCTATCAAGGTTGCGGCAGTTGGCGGCAATCACGGCGAGAATCGCAAGAAGGGTAAGGCTTTCACGACTTTCAACGATAATGATGATGTGGCACTGGTTGAAGAGGTTGCCGAGATTCTGGCAGCCAACCCAGAGGCTTTTGGGCATGTCGAGTTTGCTGTGCCACGGGATGCCTTGACCTTGACTGTTGAGGTTGCTGGTCGCATTGTGGGCATCACTCATGGGCATCTTGCGGGTGGTGGTCAGACGGTTGAGGCTAAGTTGCGTGGCTGGATGGCGAATCAGGCGCTTGGCAAACAGCCGATTGCCGACTGCGACATTCTTGTGACTGGTCATTACCATCACTTTCGCATGGCGGACTGGGGCGGTGTTGTGTGGCTTCAGGCTCCATCCCTAGAGGGTGGCTCGGATTGGTGGCGGCAGTTGTCGGGTCAGACTTCGCAGCGCGGCGTTTTGAGTTTCACTGTGACCGCTGAGGGTGTTGGCGACATTCAACTTATTTGATTTGCAACCGTGGTTTAATTTCGATACACTGAGGCTGTACCGAGAGGGGAACCCATGAAAGACCAAATCAAGAAGTCAGAGTCCTTCCCGTGCGACGCATGTGGTCAGCAGGTCGAATGGGCGCGGTCGCGCAAGACTGGCAAGACGTACTTGGCTGAGCCATTCATCTGGGAGGGCGACCAGTTCGCCGTTCAAAAGAAGATTCTGCCTGCGCACTGGTGTCAGGCAACTCCTGAGCAAAAAGCCGAAGCCGCCGCCAAGCGCGCCGAAGCCAAGGCGACCCGAGAAGCCGAGCAGTTGCTGTACCGCGAATCACAGTTCTTCGCCGAGGCTGGAACCAAGTTTGAATTGGAAGGCGAAATCACTTTCATCAAGGAACGTGAAGGCTTCTACGGGGAACAGACCATCATCGAGTTCGCGGCTGAAGGTCGCGGATTCACTTGGGTCGCTTCAGGTGCTCGCGCCGCCGAATTCACGGTTGGGCAGCAAATCAAAATCAAGGGCACTGTCAAAGGGCAGGAAGAGAAGTACGGCAAGATTCGCACGCTGGTCACGCGCTGCAAGATTGGATAGGAGTTCAAATGGACGGATTGTTGACACTGCTGATGTGCCTCTGTGTGGGTGCTGGTCTTATTGTCGGCGGATTGGCGGCTTTGATATGGGCTGAATATCAACGTCGTCAGATGGTCGCCGAATATGAGTTCATGGTCAGTGAGGCGATTGACATTGGCATGGCATGGAAAGCAGAAGCAATCAAACTTGGCTACAACCAAGGTTGAAGTTCAACCGTGGTTGAGGTCAGCGATTTACACTTCACCCAAGTGTCCCCGTGACCCCACGCCGTATGGTGTTCCCTAGTGGACTCGGTGCTGGGGTCGCCATGCCTTAAGGAAGTGGAAATGCCCCGCTACCGAGTGAATGTTGGAATTGATTATCCTCCCAACAAGCGCGCCGAAGTCGGCGATATTGTCGAGGACATTCCGTCTGCGTCGTTGAAGTGGCTTGTTGACCAAGGCATCATCGAACTCGCCGATACCAAGAAAGCGGCACCAGTCGTTGTTGACGAGGTGAGCGAATAATGGCATTTCAGCATGGTAAATCAGGTGCCATCATGTTTGGCTCCTACGATGTTTCCCAGTATCTCAAAGACGTTTCATCATCTCAGTCAGTTGAACCTGCCGAGACCACTGGTTTTGGAAGCACTGCCAAGAGTTACATCGTCGGGCTTGAAGATGCCAATATCAGCATGAGCGGAATGTGGGAAGGCTCAGCGACTGGTTCAGATGCAATCTTCTCTGGTGTCGTTGGCAGTAGCACGAACAACATTGTGACCGTCTATCCTGCTGGTGCAGGCACGGTCGGCAACCGTACCATCATGGTTGCAGGCAAACTTACTTCATACGAGGCGACGGCGGCAGTTGCCGATGTTGTCACCGCATCTGCTGAAATTCAGGCAGACGGCGGTAAAGAAGCGGGAGTTGGTCTCACTACGAGCACGGCTCTCACAACCACCCTCACTGGTACGGCTGTCGATAACGCGGCTAGTACCACCAATGGCGGTGTTGCTCATTTGCATATCACAGCCAACACAATGAACAACACAACCATTGCAAAGGTTCAGCACTCGGCAGATAACTCCACTTGGGCTGACTTGTCAGGTGCAACCTTTGCGACTGTTTCTGCTACGAGCATCGCAAATGAGCGACTCGTGGTGGCAGCAGGAACAACCGTCAACCGCTACATCAGAGCAATCGTAACTTTCGCTGGTACTGGTTCCGCGACTGTGTACGTTTCTTTCGCAAGGAGATAACACATGGCATTCGTACATGGTAAGTCCGCCGATTTTCGGTTGGACAATTCAGGTGGTTCCCTCACCGACATTTCAACCTACTGTGACAATGTTTCTTTCCCTCGTTCAATCGAGACCGCAGAAACCACCACGTTTCAGGCTGCATCAAGCGCCAAGACCTACATTGTTGGTCTGACCGATAGCACCATCAGTGTTAGCGGCAAGTGGGATGCAACGCTCGACGCGCATATCAGCGCCATTGTTGGTCAGTCATCAACTGTATCTTTCCAGTACGGTCCTGCTGGCACCACGGCTAGCAACATCAAGTACACGGGTGAATGCCTCGTCACTTCTTACGAAGTGTCTGCGGCAGTTGCTGACGCTGTTACCTTCAGCCTAGAGTTGCAGGTTACTGGCGCTGTTACCCGTGGCACCTACTAAACTGAATAACATCTTTCAATAATTGAATAACCCGTGACCCAAGTGTCCCTCCCAAGGAGTAAGTATGTCCCTACGCGATAAAATTTTCAGCGCTCAAGATATTCCATCCGAGTTGGTGGAAGTCCCCGAATGGGGATTGACCGTTGAAGTTCGAGGCATGTCAGGTGCTGACCGTACCCGCATCATCGAAATCGCCAACATCCAAAACGGCAATGTGGACTTGCAGGCTTTGTATCCTGAAATCGTGATTGCTACTGCACATGACCCTGAAACGGGTATGCGCGTTTTTGAAGCGGATGACCGCACTGCGCTGATGTCAAAGTCGGCGATTGCTGTGGACAGACTTGCCTTGGCTGGTATGGCTCTGTCAGGTTTCACTGAGCAGGCTCAGGCGGCTGCTGGTAAGCAGTTTCCTGATGAATCCGCACAAGAGGTTTCTGTTTGAGTTAGCGGAAAGTCTGGGTCGGACAGTGGGAGAACTGCTGTACGGCTCAGACTCATTCCGTCCCATTTCGTCTCTTGAGTTGACGGAATGGCAGGCGCTGTATCAGTTGCGGGCTAAGGAAGCCAAACAGCAGCAACGTAGATAGGAGTTGAGCAAGTGCTAGTTACCGACATTCTTGCTCGGCTCCGCACTGATTCCACAGGCTTTGACCGTGGCATGAGTTCGGCTAGTTCTAGTCTCCGCTCTTTTCAGGCTGAGGCTGGTCATGCTGGTGGCGCTATTCGCACCATGATGGGCTTGGCTCAAGTTGGTGCGACTGCCGCTGCGGGTGCAGTGTCTGCGGCTTCGGCTGCTCTTATGGGTCTTGGCATGAAGGGCATGCAAGGCGTTATGTCCATGGAGCAACTTAAGATTTCCATGGTTGGCTTGTTTGAGGCAGCAGGCAACTCCGCCGATGACGCTTACGGCTTCTTGGAACGCCTCCAAAAGTTTGCGGCAAAAACGCCGTTCGAGTTCCCCGAATTGGCGGAAACCTCTAAGCGCCTGATGGCTGTGGGTTACAACGGCGACCAAGTTATTGACATGCTCAGCACGATGGGTAACGCGGCTGCTGCGGCTGGTAAGGGCAGCGATTCGGTTATCCGCCTTGCTAATGCTTTGCAGCGCGTGAAAGGTACTGGTCGCCTCACTGGTGACACCATCATGATGATGTCGGATGCTATGCCGACGTTTAATGCTCGTGGTGCGATTGCGGCTGAACTCTATGGTGGCGATATGACCGCCGCGATGCGCGCTCTGGAATCTGGCACTGTTGATGCTGATGCTGCTATCAATGCGTTGATGAAGGGCATGCAAAAGTTGCAGGGCGCTGAAGGCGCAATGGAGCGGCAGTCCAAAACGCTGCTTGGCATTATGTCCACTTTCAAGGACGAAGTGAACATGGCAATGGTGAAAGGTCT